TGGTGGAACAATAAAGCAGATACCACTTGGGTAATAAATAGAGAGGCCGGAACATCTCTAAATAATATAGGGATTGAAAATATAAGAAATAAGCACACAGGAGGTGAAAGAACACACCCAGAAGATCCATTAATTATAGAATGGAAAATGTGCATCATTGATATTATAAAAGGCGTTGAAAAGCACGAAAACGTTATTCAGTACTTAATACGCAAGCACAATCCTTTAAACTACGATCACGAATATTTACCGGAAACAAAAGAAATAATAACAGCAACACCAGAAGAAGCCTTTGAGCCGACTGATGGAGTTCCATTTTAAATAAAAATTATGAGCGAAAGATTTAATTTATACTTAAAAAAAAGAAGATTAAGAATATTAAAAAATCAATTAAATAATGTTGCATTACATCTATATTTTGATAAATGGACAGGTAAAGATTGTATTGAGGAATCAAATTATTTAATAAGTGAAATAAAACAATATGAAAAAGAAATTATTAGTTTGCACTTTTAGCGGTGGTAGAACATCCGCATTTATGGGATTACTTTTAAAAGATTTACCGAAATATAAAGACTTTGAAAAAGTTTACATCTTCGCAAATACTGGAAAAGAATTGCTACAGACTTTAGATTTTATAAATAAATGTGATAAAGAATGGGGTTTAAATATTGTATGGCTTGAAGCTAATGTACAGAATGAAAAAGGCGTTGGAACTACTTTTAAAATTGTTGATTATGAAACAGCAAGTAGAAAAGGAGAACCTTTTGAGGATATGTTAAAAAAATATCCTTTACCAAATAATATGGCGTCTAATTGTACTAGAGAGTTAAAGCAACGACCTATAGATAAATTTGTTAAATCTTTAGGTTACGATGAAGTTGTTACTGCAATGGGTATAAGATATGACGAAAGACATAGAGAGAGCAATAATGCAATAAAAGATAAAATAGTTTATCCTCTTATTTATGACGTTAAAGTAGATAATAAATTTATAAGAGATTGGTGGGATAAACAAAGTTTTGATTTACAGTTAAAGGATTATGAAGGAAACTGCGATTTGTGTTTTAAGAAGTCTTTAAAAAAAAGATTAACAATTATACAAGAAAACCCAGAAACTGCTGAATGGTGGTTAAAAATAGAAAACAAATATAGTAGCGAGGAGATTCCGAGATTTGATTTAAGAACAAACAAAAGTATTGAGGAACTTATAAAAATAGCAAAATATCCCTTTAGAAAAGCACACGATTTGCACGAATTAGATAAACAGCAAATAGATTTATTTGAATTTGAGACAGATTGTTTTTGTAAAGCATCATAAAATAAAAAATAGATATGGAAGAAAGATTTAACGAATTAGAAGAAGAAGCAAGAGAAAGAAGGCAAACAATAGTAGAGCAAAATGGAAATTCTGGTTTGAATTACCCAGAAGTAGAAGAGGATTGTGATTATGTATGGGTTAATGATAATACACCAACTCACTATGACAACACTAATGGAAGTCTTTATAAAATAGCAATACAGAGAGGTTGGAATGCGTACCAATTTGATGCAATTAAAAGAATTGACCGAGTGAATAAAAAAGGGCAATTTAAAGAAGATGTTGAAAAAACAATTACAGTATTAAAATTAATGCTAAAAAATGAGTGAAAAAGTATTAACAGAGGAATTGAACTAATAAATTAAGATATGCAAGAGAACCAGAAACAACTACAAAGGTGCTTTGTACTTATAGATCTTTTAATACAAGAAATAGACACAGTAACAGAGAAGCCTATGCCAATGACCTTAAAACTAA